TCATGCATCTAGATAAAGATTACGCACCAGTTATTGATACGATGTGGTTCAACGTAAATTCTAAGGGGTCTTATAATAAGACGCATACACATCCCGGCTGTCAATTAAGTTTTGTCTACTATGTGCAGTGTCCTGAGAAGTGTGGCATGATTTCATTTGAAGACCCTCGCGAACAGGCATGGGCAGTTCAACTACCCTTTGCAAGAAATCCAGATAAGGGTTGGCAGGGTGACCGTCCAGATGAATATGCACAAGAGATATACTGGCAATCAGCGCCAGGCCGTATCATAATCTTTCCATCGTGGTTGAGACATTCGGTGGAACCAAATCAATCGGACGAACTTAGAATAAGTGTGTCTGGTAATATAAGCTTTAGGAATAAATAAAATGGATTTAGAACAACTCAGAAAGCAACTAGAAATTGACGAAGGCTGCATTTATGAAATTTACCTTGACCATCTTGGTTTTGCTACTTTTGGCATTGGCCATCTGGTCATTGAGTCTGACCCAGAAAACGGTCAAGAAGTCGGAACCCCCGTCTCTAAAGATAGAGTCATTGATGCCTTCGAGCAAGATGTCCAAACAGTATTGTCAGACTGCGCCATCCTATATCCAGACTTCGATGAGTTGCCAGAAGAAGCTCAGCAAGTGATTGCGAACATGATGTTCAATATGGGACGACCTCGTTTGAGTAAATTTAAGGGTATGAAACGTGGCGTAGATTCCCGTGATTGGAACGCCGCCGCAGATGAGATGGTTGACTCGGCGTGGTATCGTCAGGTCACCAATCGAGCAGATAGATTAGTTGAGAGGATGCGAGCATTAGCATAATGTTTAATCATACACCAGTGGACTTGCCCCCTGTGAAAGCAAGAAACAGTGACGGTGTTCGTCTTTATGAAACACCAGAGGGTAATAAGTATCCTTCAATTACAACAGTACTTTCCATTCGTAACAAGAAAGGATTACACGAATGGCGTAAACGTGTTGGTTATGACGTTGCAAATTATGTTGCAAGGACAGCCGCATCACGCGGCACTAAGGTACATCACATGTGTGAGGATTATCTGAACAATGTTCATGTGTCTTGGCCAGAGAAATGGAAGGAACATGAGAAACATTTTCTACCATACTGTCTTTTCAACCAATTAAAAGAACAAGCACTGTGCAATATAGATGGTATCTATGCACAAGAAGCGGGTCTATACAGCGATAAATATAAGGTAGCGGGTCGAGTAGATTGTATTGCTGGATATAAAGGTATACCCTCCATTATAGACTTCAAGACATCTTCTAAAGAACGCAATGATGATTGGAATGAAAATTATTACATTCAAGGCTCTGCCTATGCAGAGATGTTCGGAGAGAGAACGGGAATAGAGATATCACAAGTGGTGATTCTCGTAGTTACAGAAGATGGCACTGTACAGGAGTTTATCAAAGACAAACACAATTATCTAGATGCGTTAGTTGAGTCCGTTGCAGAATGGAGAGAACGAAATGAAGTATCTAGTGTTATTAATGACTCTGTTGCTGCCTATTAGCGGAGCAGCACTTGCACAAACAGAAGAAGACATACCAAACTTTATACAAGCAAAGAAACCAGTTCTGTGTGCACCTCTAAACACTATTCTGACGACTTTAGAAAAGGCAAAAGAAAAACCTATAGCCTATTGGACGATGCCGGGAAGTGTGCCGGGAACGAGCACCACAGTTGTTGTTTACGTAGATAGAGACGATGGTGGTGTATCTGTCGTAGAGTCCTTTGAAACTGGCGTAGGTTGTGTAATTTCTTATGGGACAGATTTACAACTTTCTAAAGAATTTAATGCTCCACTTAAAAAGGACTTGACTTTTAAAGGTGAAGATGTTATATATAAGAAGTAATGTTGAAAAGGACTTAACGCTGAACTGGACGGGGGTGCAATTCCCCCCGCCTCCACCATAAACACTTGGCATCGAAAATAAGTTCCTTGGCCAAGGCGGTGAAATCCAAGTGTTTCTGATGGGGGCGAATTAGGATCGACAGGCAGTTATTAGGAAATTGGAGTTACACGGTTGGTCGCGCATAGACCACTATAGTAAATGCAAACGATAACTTTGCATCTCAAGACTACGCACTTGCTGCGTAAGTCGGATAGGGTTTAGGACTTCCTAGTAACAGAATAGTCCAACGGGTAGTGCCGTAATACACTCGCGGGGGGTCCACGGTCAACCCCCCAACTTTTTATAGGAGAACTTATGACATTGACAACTGCTAAATCTTTCTCTCTAGAGATTGAAAGAATCGCGAATGAAAAGGGTATCACCCATATGGAAGCAGTGCTAGATTATTGTTACAAACAAGGCATCGAACCTGATACCGTAGGAAACCTTATCTCAAAAAGTCTCAAGGAAAAGATTGAGGCAAATGCGAGGGAACTAAATTTTTTACCAAAGAGAGCTAAGTTACCCGTATGAAACACCTCAAGGAACAAAACACCACCTATTTCAAACACCTTTTTCAAGCGTGGTCAATGGGTATTGTTCTTTTCATTCATGGGGTGTTTCCTGACATTTTAACTGATTGGGTATCAAAGCGTATCTGTAATGGAACCGATTGACATATATTTAATGTACTGTGCGATGAAGGCTCACTTCCATAAGTCAAATTATGACTATGTGAAGTACAAAGGTAAGACTCGCATATCAAGAGACACATTCTATAAGCGCAAGGACCGTGGGTTCTTCGTGCGTCTATCCAGAAAATATAAGTCAGAAGAGGAAGTCAAGAATTACTTTCTGTCCAACTTCATCAAGGACAGGAAGGGTTACATTGCTAACTTCAATGATGAGAACTACGAGTCATGGAAGCTGAAGCGGAGTAACTTTTTTGATATGTTTGTGGTTGAGATGACTCCATTTGTGAAAGATTTTGAACCACTGTTTGAGGTGAAGAAGCACAATCATCCAAAACTTCTCAAGGAGTTTCTAGGTGGGCGTGTATCAATAGAGACACTTATCATTCTGGATGAGTTAGTCTCTTACACAAAGAAATGGGATGAACAACTGGGAGACGATGTTGTATGGCCTGACCTAAAAAGATTTATGAATGATTACAAAAGGTTCTTGACAATTGACAAGAATAAGTATAGAATAAATTTATTGAAACTTATAGAGGAGTCCAGAGATGGAACGTGTTGAAGGTTTCTTTGAGGCAAAGGTTGCCGAGCTTCAGAGCACTGTAAAGTCATTACAGTGGGACAATGCAGAACTCACCAAGAAGAATGGTGAGTTGTCAGAGCGGGTCAAAGAACTCGCAACGGCGCGTAATAACCGCCGTCCTAATCGTAACCGTAGGTAGGGAGAATGTGCCGCTGTAGCTCAGTTGGTAGAGCAATTGATTTGTAATCAATGGGTCAGGAGTTCGAATCTTCTCAGCGGCACCACTCTTTAGGAGACATATGAAATTGTTTGGTAGAGTATTTTGCTTTATAGCACTGGTTTTATTTGTAATTTTATTTTTTGTAAGGATAGATTGATGAATGAGATTGGTATCGGTTTATTGAGTTTTGCAGTGATTTGTCTAGTCGTTATTAGTTACCTAGACTATCGTTGGTGCAAACGTTTAGAGGAACGTATCACAGAGTTAGAATACAAAAACAAACACAGAGTTTTCACAGGTGGAAAGCCCACCAATAAATTATCATGACAGTAAAACTTATATCACATTCACAAGTGCCCAAAGAAGGGTTCATTGGTGTAGACGATGCACAAGACCTGATTGCGTATTGCGCTCGCGTCTCTAATCCGTCTAACCAACTAAACAGAGATACCGCCGAAAAGTTGGTTGGGTATCTAATCAAACACAAGCATTGGTCACCGTTAGAAATGGTCAGCGCATGTCTTGAGATTGAGACAACGCGAGACATTGGACGACAGATATTACGTCACCGCTCGTTCTCTTTCCAAGAGTTCAGTCAACGGTATGCAGACCCAACTAAGGACTTGGATTTTATCTCTCGCGAGGCTCGTCTACAGGATGAGAAGAACCGTCAGAACA